TACTTGGTGGCGCTACCGCCGGTATAGCAGGCGGCACTGGGCTTGATAAAGCCCTTGGTGGTGTCTTAGGCAACGTAGGCCAAAGCGCGGCGCAAGCTGGCGGTCAAGCCGCCGCTGACGCTACGGGCGATATTGTTGTAAAGGGCCTTACTAAACTTGCGCAAAGCGCAGGTGGCGCGGCAGCCAACGCATTGGTGTCTAATGTAGTTGGCCAAGCGGTTCCATCACAAGCCAAAACACCAACTCAAAATCGTGTGGTAAACGGTGTGGATCAAGTAACTGGTGAAATTGTTGCCAACGCCCCAAGGTCTTTCTTATCGCCCGAAGCATTGGCGGCTGTGATGGCGGGTGGTGTTCTTCCCGCTGCCATAGCAGGTAATGTTGGCGCAGGCTCAAACGTGGTTGATGGCGTTGACCAAAACACAGGTGAGATCGTTGTCGAGAAATACCGCCCCATAAGCCCTCCGGGCGGCTACGCTCCTATACCTATTTTGGGAGCAGGTTCACCTATTGGCTCTATACTTGACACTTTAGGGCCGCTAAATCCACCACCCGCAGACCCCGCGTTGATGCAGCCTGAAACTCTGCCAGAGGACATTGTTGTCACCGCTACACCCGAAACAGGCTTACCTGTTGGTTCTGTCCTCGCGCAACTGCCTATGCTCGGTTTGCCAACACCCGATCCCGCATTGACGGAAAATAAGTTTAATTTCAAAGACGTTCTCGGCACTGGCTTAACTGTACCTCAACTTCTATCTATTGGTGGTGTCGGGGCCGATCTTCTGAAAAGCCTTTTAGCCGGTGGCGGCGGTGCGGGTACAGGCGCACCCTATGTCTCACCATTTGGTGGCGGTTCAGCTTTTACCCCACGCCAAGATATGCGCGTTAATCCAAACATCCTAGATTATGAGCGGTATGGTTTTGGCCCAGAAGCTATGTTCTTCCGGCCAGAGTACAGCGGCCTTCTTCCGGCAAATGCTCCGGCCCAAGCGCCGCAAGCCATGACCATCAACCCAGCCTACATGCCGTTAATCTGATGGACCCTATAACAAAAGCTGGCCACGCAAAGCGACTTCTTGATGATGACATTCTCAAGGGTGCGTTTGCTGAAGTCGAAAGAGATATTTTTGAAGAGTGGCGCATGTCTGGCTACGCCGACAACGACGCCCGCTCTGACATGTTTCACACGCTCAAAGGACTTGAGCGTTTGAAAGCCCGCCTACAGGCAATCCTTGACGATGGCTTAGTCGCCAAATCGAGGAGTTAACATTTATTAAAGAAGGTGCTATATGACGGAACAAGTCGGCAACCCCGGTGGGATCGGCCTCCACGAAGCAACATTAGCCATCGACCAACTACTTGGCCCGAATGAGGACAACCAAGATCAGGCCGAGGCGCAAGAGCCTGAAGAGGCTCAAGACGAACCGGAAGAAACTGAGGCCGAGGATTACTCGGAAGAAGAGGATACCGAAGAGTCTGACCCGTATGAAGAGGACGACACAGAAGAGGTTATCGAACAGGAACTTCCTGACGATCTAGTCATCAAGGTAAAAGATGATGGCAAAGAAGTGGAAGTCACCCTTGACGAACTTCGGAAAGGTTATTCTCGTTATTCGGATTACACACGGAAAACTCAGGCATTAGCTGAAGAACGCAAGTCGTTCTATGGTGAAGCCGAAGCGATCCGTATGGAACGCGCTCAATACGCGGAACTGCTCCCGACGCTTAAAGCGCAGATCGAAGTGCAGTCCGAGGCTGAGCCTGACTGGGACAATCTTTATAACGAAGACCCCATTGAGGCGGCGCGGTTAGAACGGCATTGGAATAAGTCTCGTCAAGAGCGAGCCGCTAAACTTCAGGCTATTAACACTGAACAGCAGCGGATTGCTGAAGAGATGAGCAAAGAGCAACAGCGGGCATTGGCTGACATTGTACAGTCAGAGCGCGCCAAACTCACCGACGTAATTCCTGAATGGAAAGACGAAGGCACAATGCAAAGCGAAGCTAAGGAACTTCGTGAATGGGCTATAAACAATGGGTTTAGCGAACGCGACCTAAGTGCACTTGTTCAGGCCACTCACGTTTCAATCCTACGCAAAGCGATGATGTTTGATAAGGGTTCAAAGAAAGTGGAAAAAGCGAAGGCACAGCCAAAGAAGGTTGCGCGAATCGTCCGTCCAGGTTCTTCTGGTACTCAGATCAACACACGTTCAACCGATGTAAAGAGGGCTTCCCAGCGCCTTGTGCGTAGTGGCCGCATTTCTGATGCAGCTACTCTTTTGGATAAACTCATTTAATAAGGATTTGAACCATGGCTATTGTAGCTAATACATTTACCCGGTACTCCGCTATCGGTATTCGTGAAGACTTGTCGAATGTTATCTATAACATCTCGCCAGAAGAAACTCCGTTCATCTCGAACATTGGCCGCGAGAGCGTCAAGAACACCTACTACGAATGGCAGACAGATGCTTTGGCTGCGGCCTCAGCTTCTAACGCTGCGCTTGAAGGTGATGACATTTCCTCGTTCACTGCTGCTGTCCCAACCGCCCGCGTTGGTAACTACACGCAGATCAGCACGAAGAACGTCGTCATCTCCGGCACGCTTGAAAGCGTCGATAAGGCAGGCCGTCGTTCGGAACTGACCTATCAGCTTGCAAAGCTGGGTTCGGAACTGAAGCGCGACATGGAAGCAGCTTTGCTTGCTAACCAAGCTGCTGCCGCTGGTAGCACCACGGTTGCTCGTCGTACTGCTGGTCTTCCTGCGTGGTTGACCTCGAACACCTCGTTCGGTTCAGGCGGCGCAAACCCAACGGTTGGCTCGACCCCGACTGCTGCTCGTACCGATGGTACGCAGCGTGCATTCACTGAAGCGTTGCTGAAGACTGTTGTCCAGAGCGTCTGGACTTCAGGTGGCACGCCAAAGATGTTGATGGTTGGTCCTTTCAACAAGGTCGCTTCCTCGGCATTCACGGGTATTGCTACTCGCTTCCGTGACGTTCCTGCGGGCCAACAGGCACAGATCATCGGCGCAGCCGACGTGTATGTGTCTGACTTCGGTACGATCAACATTGTTCCTAACCGCTTCCAGCGTGACCGTGATGCGTTCATCGTTGACCCTGATTACGCCTCGTTGGCAGTTCTTCGTCCCATCCAACAGATGGAACTGGCGAAGACGGGCGATGCTGAAAAGCGTCTGATGCTCGTTGAGTATGGTTTGAAGGTGAACTCGCAAGCTGCGCATGGTATCATCGCTGACTGCACCACTTCGTAAGCACTAACTGGGTGAGGGGGCCAAGTGCCCCCTCATCTAACTATTGAGGGCTTTATGACAAAACGTCTTATTAGTGACGATGCTTTCACAGGCGTCAAAACTTTTTACGATTACGATGCCGGTAAAGACGAAGCGATCATCTCTAAAGAGCAGGACGTTTCCGCAATTATCGAGCAGAACAAACGCGAATTTAACGAAGCGCCGGAACGCTGGGGTGAATGGTCCAAGGTTGGCAGCATCCCAATTTCAGTGTATTACGAACTTGAGCGCCAAGGTATTACTAAAGACCAAGAGCGCATGAAGAAATGGTTGAACGATCCTGACAACCTTTACTTCCGCACAAGGCCGGGGACTGTTTAATGGCAATTACAACGTACTCTGAATTAAAGACCGCCGTAGCTGATTTCCTTAACAGGGACGATCTTACTTCGGCCATTCCAAATTTCGTTGCATTAGCGGAAGCGTCTTTGAACCGCCGTATGCGCGCTCCTGAAATGGTGACGCGGGCAACGGTGACGATTGATGCAGAGTACGAGAACCGTCCGGCTGATTGGCTTGAGACGATTCGGTATCAGATCAATACAAATCCAATCGGTGTTCTTCAGTTTGTTACGCCAGAAGAAGCCAGCATTCAAAAGACCAAGTTCTCTGTGCAAGGCGCGCCGCTGTTCTTCTCGACTGTTGGTACTCAGTTCCAACATGTACCTGCGCCGGACACAGCTTACACGGCAGAGTTAATGTATTACGCCCGTGTTGCTGGCTTGTCGGATGCCAACACTTCTAACTGGCTTTTAACTGCTAATCCTGATATATACCTCTACGCAACGCTTGTTCAAAGCGCGCCATATTTGAAAGAAGATGAGCGCATTGGTGTTTGGGCTGGCATATTAGACCGCCTGATGGCTGAATACGAAGTTGCAGAGCAGCGGGCCAAGACAGGCTCAAGTCGGTTGGTTACTCGGACAAGGACGTTTGGTTAATGGCGGATACAACAACTACCAACCTTGGCCTTACTAAACCAGAGATCGGTGCATCCGCCGATAGCTGGGGTAATAAGCTAAACGCTGACCTTGATCTTGTCGATGCGCTTTTTGCAGCCGCAGGTACAGGGACAAGCATCGGCGCTAATGTAGGTGCGGGCAAGACGCTTGCTGTTGCTGGGACGCTGAACGTCACTGGCACAGTTTCTGGTGGCATTGTTGCCCCGCTTGCATCGCCAACATTTACCGGCACGGTTGTCTTGCCATCGGGTACAAGCATCGGCCCAGTCTCCTCGACGGAGATCGGGTATCTTGATGGCGTTACGTCGGCTGTTCAAACGCAGCTTGATGCTAAACTTGCAATCGCTACGGCAGCATCGACATACGCTCCGCTTGTTAGTCCGACATTCACAGGCACGGTTGTCCTGCCGAACACGACCAGCATCGGCGGCGTAAGCGCAGCAGAGATCGTTTATCTGGACGGCGTGACATCGAACGTCCAGACGCAGTTGGATGGTAAAGCCGGTCTTGCGTCCCCTGCGTTCACTGGAACACCGACCACGCCAACCGCTGGGTCTGGCACAAATACAACTCAGGTTGCTTCAACCGCGTTTGTGCAGCAGGTTGCGCTTAACAACCAGCTTCCATTGCAGGCAGGGAACACTGGTAAGTATCTCACCACTGATGGCTCCAACGCAAGCTGGGGTACGGTTACGATCCCAGCGCAAGTCTATCCAGGCGCGGGCCTTGCTGTCTCAACTGGTACTGCATGGGGGACATCTGTCGCCCCAGGCACAACTGGGCAAGTGCTAACCAGCGACGGAACTAATTGGGTTTCTGGTTCCGCCCCATCCACATCATACACCACACTTATGAAATTCGGTCTGTAAGGAAGTTTTGAAATGCCCGATACACTGAAGCAATTCTATAACGCAACAATCGATGTCACTGGGTTGACAGGGGCGCAGACAGCTACGTTGTTCACAAACAACGCAACGACCCGCGCCGTCATCAAAGACATTGATGTTGCGAACACGTTTCCAGTAGCGCCGAACCTGACGGTTGGTGGGACATCCGTAGCGGGGCTTGTTGGGTCTGTCACCGGCTCTGAGATTGCCGACGTAAGCCAAGCTGTTGGGATTTCGTTTCCGACTGCTTTGGATTATTCTCGCTTGGATTTGCAGTATCTTTCCGCAACGGCGGGCAATACTACCCGCACTACAACCACATCTTACCGGATCAATTCAGTAGGCGTTCGCAGTGTCGTAACTGCTGCTGAAAATGCAGCATCGAGAACCAACTCCTATCACGGATATTACTATGTTGCTGCGGATAACGATGTTTTCTTCGTTGATCAGAACGGCAATAACAATTTCATTTTAGCCAAGCGCGCAGGCGGGCCGACAGGAACGGCGTCAAACGTGGTATCTAGCACTTGGCCAATTGCCTATGACGGTCGCTATTATTACTACCTGACAAGCACAACAAATCTGCGTCGGTTTGACCCAGAAACGGAAGCTGTTACGAACACTACAATAACAGCAGTAGGCACAGCGGGTTTATCTACCCGTATGATTCACTCAAACGGTTATTTGTATTACCAGGTTGAAGATGGCAGCCTTCCGTACATCATAAAAATTTCAAATGGCTTTTGGTCGCGTCAAGGTAGCTGGTCTACTGGTATTTATACCGCAAATGCAAGATCAATGCCGGGCTTTTTCATAGACCCAGTGACACTTATAGCGACCGTTATTTGGGTTGACGCATCAAACCAAACAATTCGTTCTAGAACAAATACCGCCGTGAGTTCGTTTGCTAGTGCCTCCCAAACGGACACGACGACTATAACCTCCATTACCAAAACGGCGTCTCTTACTCAGTATCATACTGTATCCATGTTAACCGCAAGCACTGGACTTATGTATAATGTTGCGGGGAATACCTGTTTGATGGATTTTACACCGGACAACTCTGCCGGTTGGACAGTAGCACCGGCACTCAACTCGCCAATCACAGATGTAAACTTCATCTTTTCTTACACCACGTCAACCCCAACGGTTAACACCACAAACTTTCCGTCCACAATTTCTCTACGCATCACTGGCGTAGAAGTAACACCGTAAGGATTACGTTATGCTTGTAAATCCAATTAGAGGAAAAGCTGGAAAGCAGATTGTCGCCGTATCTCCTGCTTCTGGAACGATCTTGTACACCGTTCCTGCTGGGAAATATTTTGAACTAGCGTCTGCACCAGCAAACATAAACTTTACCGCTAATGGCGTGACTTCGAGCAATATGGCCACTGCGACCCTAGTGGCTCTACCATTGCTGTTGCAAGCAGGAACCGTAGTAACTAGTGCTACCTCCAGTGCAGTGTTTATCGGCACGGAGTATGACGCATGACAATCGTAACTGTGAATCCAGACCTCACAGTTCACGTTGTTTCTATTGACGGAACAAAGGAGTTTTTTCTCCCTAGTTACAACCCCGAAACGATGGTCGGCTTTGCTAATTCAAGCGATGCAGAAGCGTGTGGATATGATTTTGCAAATCGCGTTAATTGCTGGCAGCCGTACAAGTCTCCAGAACAACGCGAACAAGATCGTTACGACTACGCTGTAACTGAAGCAAACGCGCATCGTGATACGCTATTTGCTGAGACTGTAGATCGCATCAACCCGCTTTGGTGGGACAGTATGACGGAAGCGCAGCAGGCAGAAGCGACTACATTCCGCGCCGATTGCCTCGCCATCAGTGAGCAGGAAGAGTATCCATACAGCATCACTTGGCCCGCAAAGCCAAGTGTTTTTGAAGTCTGATAGGTAACGCTAATGGACATGTCCTTCGGCGTTGATACCCTTATAACCGTCATTGCTGGCGTCTTCGCCATCATTGGCGTGTGGACGCAACTCAGCAACCGTCTCGCCATCCTTGAGACGAAGCTGGAATACGGCGATGAAAAGTTCAACGCTATCGACAAGAAGTTCGACGAGGTGATGATGCACCTCCGCCGGATCGAAGACAAGCTAGACCATAAGGCAGACAGATGAATTTCCTAAACAATTTTGAAAGCAAGATTGATGGCGTGAATGACACTGTAGAGTTTGTCATTCGCGTTTCCATTATAACGCTATCGGCGGTGATCCTTGTGGTTGTAATGGCGTTGGTAGTCGGCCTGTTCTTGCCAAATGATGTAGTGGATAGCACCGCTATTCTTGAGATGATTAACCCAGCGTTCCAGACCATCATCGGTGCGTTCGTCGGTCTACTCGGTGGCCTTTCCCTCAACGCCAATGCGCGTGATAAGGAAGAACCCGTCGAGCCTGAACCAGCCCCACCCGCTGAGTTGGATGATGATGAGATGGCTCCGTGGGAAATGTATCGCAACGATCTTCGCTACGACAACAACGACGATGGCACGATTGACGAGAAGGACTTCCCTAACTGGCGTAATCCGGGGGCGTAAATGACAGGCGAACTTTCGACCGTTGAACTGATCGGCCAGCTATGGCCGGTTGTTCTTGCATTCATTTCGCTAACCATCATCCTCGCCAAGATGGATGTGCGCCTTGGTATGGTTGAAGAGAAGATCAAGACGCTATTTGAATTGTGGAATAAGGGGCAGGATAAGTGAGCCTTGTAAACCTTCAGAATAAATTAGGAGTAACGGCAGATGGCGCGTTCGGTCCGGGAACATTTAAAAAGGCTGCGGCTTTCTATAAACTTTCGCCAGATCGGGCAGCGCATTTCTTTGCTCAAACAGCGCATGAAAGCGGCGGCTTCAAGGCTTTTAGCGAAAACCTTAACTATAGCGCGAAAGGTTTACGCGGTATCTTTGGCAAGTATTTCACGACTGAAGCTATTGCTAAAGGGTATGAGCGTCAGCCAAAAAAGATCGCTAATCGAGTTTATGCAAACCGCATGGGCAATGGTAATGAAGCGTCTGGGGACGGGTGGAAGTTCCGTGGACGTGGCGCTCTCCAACTTACTGGCAAAGCAAATTACCAAGCTTTCGCCACCTACATCGGACGCCAAGAAGTAATGGACAACCCCGACCTTGTGTCGGGTGAACTGTGCTTTGAGAGCGCCCTTTGGTTCTTTGACCGAAACAAACTCTGGGGTATCTGCGACCAAGGTACGGGCGACGGTGCGATCCTTGCGCTGACAAAGCGGATTAACGGTGGGACGCACGGCCTCGATGACCGCAAGGCGAAGACAAAGAAGTACGCAACATGGCTTTAATTCCTAATCCAATCCTTATGTATGCAGTCGGCGGTGCGCTTGTTATTGGTATTGCTACGGGATGGAAGGTCAAAGACTGGCAGTGCGACGCCGCGTATTCCAAGGCTTTGGAAAAGGCAGAGAAGCAACGCCAAGAAATGCAAGGAAAGATAGATGAGGTTTCTACGCTTTACCAAACCCAACGAGATCAAGCCGATGTCGTGGTCGCCGGAGAAAGAGAAACAATACGGGAGATATACAAAACTCTCCCTGCTGTTTCTGCTGATTGCGCTCCTGATTATCGGGTTATCGGGCTGCTCGAAGGCGGTATCAATCGTGCCAATGCCGCTGCCTCCGGCGAACCTAGCGAGTAATTGTCCAGTACTTCCCGCTCCACCATCAATCTTAACCGACCCTGATCGTGCAACTTGGGAAGTTGATCTTATAGCTAAATACGGCGATTGTGCGTTGAAACATCGCTTGACTGTAGAAGCATGGGAAGAGGCTGTAAAAACTTCTAAAAAGTGATATAAGAGCGCAGCGCCTCAACACGGACAACAGCATGACACTGATCCCTATTTCCATACCACCCGGCGTTTACCGCAACGGCACTGAGCTTCAGGCTGCGGGACGGTGGTATGACGCCAATCTTATTCGTTGGCACAACGGGACAATGCGTCCGGTTGGGGGATGGCGTATTCGTAACAGCGTAGCTACTAATGGTATCCCACGCACAACGCTTGCGTGGCGCAGCAATGACGGCTCTCGCCGTCTTGGGGTTGGGACCAATACAAAACTATTCAGCATGACCTCTGCGGGTGTCCTCGTTGACATTACGCCAACAGCTTTTGTCCCAGGTCCAGCAGACGGCAGCGACAACACCGGCTACGGAAGCCTTACTTACGGCAGCTATGCCTACGGTACACCGCGCCCAGACATCAGCCCAATCACGGAAGCAGCCACTTGGAGCCTCGATACTTGGGGCGAATATCTAGTTGCCTGTTCAACATCTGACGGCAAGCTGTACGAATGGCAGTTGGATGATGTAGCCCCAGCTACGCTTGCTGCGCAGATTGTTAACTCACCGACAGGCTGCACAGGTCTTGCAGTTACGGATGAGCGTTCAATCTTTGCGCTTAGCGCCGACGGTAATCCGCGTAAAGTTGCGTGGTGCGATCTAGAAAACAACACTGTCTGGACGGCTGCGTCTACCAATCTGGCTGGTAGTTTCATTCTTACCACGCCGGGTAAGATCATGTGCGCTCGTCGTGTTCGCGGCCAGATGCTGGTTCTTACAGACGTTGACGCCCACACCGCGCAATATGTTGGTGCGCCGTTCGTCTATCAGTTTGAAACCGCAGGCCGCAACTGCGGCATCATCTCCCGCCAAGCCATCGCTGTCCTTGATAACATGGCGGTATGGATGGGCGACCGTGGCTTCTTCATGTACGACGGCTACGTTAAACCACTACCGTCAGACGTTGAAGATTACGTTTTCTCAGACCTCAACGGCTCACAGCGTTCTAAGATTGTCTGCGTTCCTAACACGCAGTTTGGCGAAGTATGGTGGTTCTACCCGTCATCTTCCGCTACAGAAATTGACCGCTATGTAGTCTGGAACTATACCGAAAATCACTGGTCCATTGGAACATTGTCGCGTACTTGCGGTATCGACAAGACCGTGTTTAACTACCCAATGATGTGGACCGCAGACGGTTTTGTGTACGACCACGAAGTTGCCTTTGTTCGTCCAGGCGCTGGCGATGTATTCGCTGAGACTGGGCCAGTTCAGATTGGCGATGGCGACCGCGTTCTGCACATCAACGAACTCATTCCAGATGAACGTACACAGGGCGATGTGACGGCTACGTTCTATAAGAAATATTATCCCAACGGGATCGAGAGTTCTTACGGGCCGTACTCCCTAGAGAACCCAACGTCGGTTCGTTTCAATGGCCGACAGATTAGTATGCGTGTTGACAGCGCACGCGACGTTGATTGGCGTGTGGGTATCATGCGGCTTAACGCTATTCCGGGTGGGCGTCGATGACACTGAGATTACCGCCAGCACCACTTCAATACGATTCCGCGTATGAGGCGCAGCGCAACCGGCTGATCGAACTCAACGCCAATACCGCGTATACAAAGGGCCAAGATGTTGGCATCTATAAACCCGCCAAGCTGATTGTCTCGGACGCATCATTCATCACGACTGATACACATACTCCTGAGATGGGTAGCCTTTCTTGGAACACCGCTGACCAGACGCTTGATCTCGGCATGGAATACGGCGTCGTCCAGCAGATTGGCGAAGAGCAGTATGCGCGGGTTCAGAACAATACTGGGGTAACAATCCCAAACGGGACTGTTGTTGGTTTCATAGGCGCGGTCCCGGATAGCGCGCTCTCTATAGCCCCTTACTTAGCGGACGGCTCACAGAACTCGCTCAACATCCTTGGCATCATGACGCATGACCTGCCCGACACTGGGCAGAAGGGCTATTGCACAACGTGGGGCTTTGTGCGTGGCTTGAACACCAGCGCGTTCACCCTTGGCGATTTGCTTTACGCCTCACCAACTGTTGCCGGTGGTTTAACAAAGGTAAAGCCTACAGCGCCAAACAACGTCATTCCGCTGGCTGCTGTGATGAAGGTTGGTACGACTGACGGTATCATCTTTGTTCGCCCGACGATTGAGCAGCAGAAATACTATGGTGAGTTTACCAAGACCGACACGCAGACACCGGCTGCTGCCAACACCGCCTACGCATTGACGTTTACAACAACGGAGTTTGGCAAGGGCGTAACACGAGGAAGCCCGACATCTCGGATTGTTATGGCGAATGCTGGCCTTTATAATTTTTCTGTATCTGTACAGATTACGTCTACCAACTCCTCGCAGAAAAGCGTTTGGGTGTGGTTCCGCAAAAATGGAACGACTAATTTTCCTAACTCCGCCCGCATTGCGTCAACGTCTTTGAACGGCGGGTATCTTGTTGTTTCATTGAACGAGGTGTCGTCGATCTTAGCGGGGGATTACGTCGAGGTAATGTACGCCTCAGATCATACAAACATCAGCATTGCGACTGTGGCGGCGACGGCATTTGCCCCCGCCGCTCCCGCCGCTATTCTAGCTGTTACACAGACGGAGCAGTAATGGGCTGTCAATTGTTTAATTTATATGGTAATAACGAAGGATTAGGCGGCCAATCCGCTTGGGGGTTATAATGGCGACAACTACTACTACTCAACAGGCGCTCAATCCTTTCATTCAGGATATTCTGGCGCGCAACTACGGAGCCGCACAGCAGGTTGCGTCTATTCCGTATCAGGCATATGGCGGTCCACGCATTGCGCAGTTCCGACCCGCTGAAGAGCAGGCGTTCGGTGTTGCCACCCGCGCAGCCACCGAGCAAGTTGGTATGCCGCAACTTCAGCAAGCCACACAGGTTGCTCAGCGTGCAGCAGGCTACACGCCGCAGCAGTTTCAGCAAGATGTCTCCGGCTTCATGTCGCCGTTCCAAACCAACGTCATCGACGCCACGATGGCCCGCTTGGCACAGAACCGCGCTGAACGTGACGCAGCAACGAAGGCTCAGCTTGCCGCATCGAACGCATTCGGCAACGAACGCCGTGGTGTTTATGAAGCGCAGCTTGCAGGGCAAGAAGATTTGAATACGGCTCAGACATTGGCTGATCTCTATAATCGTGGATACACGCAAGCCGCTGGGTTTGCACAGGGTCTGCCGGGTCAGCAGCTTGCGGGTGCATCCGCTCTTGCAGGCTACGGCCAACAGGCGCTTGGCAATCAGCAGTCCTACGCCGCAATGCTTCAGGGCGCAGGCCAAGCCCAGCGCGGCATGGCCCAGCAGAACCTTGATCTGGCCTACAAGGACTTCCTCGAACAGCGCGGCTTCCCGCAGCAACAGCTTCAGACGTTGCTCTTGGGTTCGCAGGGTCTTCCGAACCCAATCACGCAAACGACAACTGCACCAGGCCAGTCAACGCTCGGCCAAGTTGGGACGGCTGCGTCCTCGATTGGTGCTCTCCTTGATCTCTTTGCAAAGGGTAAGTAGATGACGGGAATACCAGGACTCCGAGGGCTACAAGACTTAGGGCGTTTGTTAATTCCGGACCGCACTCCTCCAGGTGGCGTGGTTCGTTCTTCTGGAGCTATGCCTTCTGTCGCCCCGGTTAGTGTCATGCCGCAGGTCGCACCGGCCGCAGCGCCGCTTACGCCAACAGCAAAGTATATCCAAGATATGCAGGCGCTTATCAGCGGCGGTATTGGGCCGCTATCAACTGGCCAGAAAATATCTGCGGTTGGTCAAGTACTTCAGGCCGCGGGTAGCCGTGGTGCGACAGACCCTGGCGCAGTTATCCAGAACGTCCGCAAGCAGCAGATGGAAAAGCTGAACGCTCAGTATCAGATCGCCCAGTTGCAGCAGGCCCAGCAGCAAGAAGCTGCGCAGCGTGCGTCCATCGCAAAATACACCGAGTTATTGACGGACAACGAGCGCGCCGCGCTTGAAGGTCTTCCGCTTGATAAGCGCGCTGAGAAGATCAGCGAAATTGCATTCCGTCCGAAACAAGTGCAGCAGATTGTTCGTACTGCGGATGGTAAGACGCGCATTGTTTATCAGAATGGCGATGATCAAATCGCTGATTGGTCGCTTCCTGCTAAAACTAAATACGAGAACCTTGGCAATAAGCTGGTCCTTGTGGACGAAGACACGGGTAAGCCAGTTCTTAACGCAGACGGCAAGCCGCAAGAACTTAAAGTTAATATGTCACCTGCTCAAGCGGCCAACTACGGTCTTGCTGAGCGTCGATTTGCTTTTGATAGAAGTAGGCCGGTTGGCGGGGGCAGCGAGCCGTCGTATCAGATTCTCAATACTACCGGGGGTTATGTAGGGGTTAATAAAAAGAACCTGACACAACAGGTTCCTCTCGGCCTGTCAGCGCCGAAAACTGGGGCAACTATAGACGAGGGTACACTCGCAGAGATTATGCGCCGAGCGGCAAAACAAAGATAAGGAGCCTTCATGGCCGAGGCGAAGCCGAAAGGCGAACCAGTATTCCTGAAAATTCCAGCCACTGGGGAGACGATCACGCTCCCCGGTGTAACGTCGCTTAACAATAACGACGAACTTAAAGCTGCGGCTGACGCTTGGATTGCAAAGAATTATAAAGGCCCGATACTTGCGGCCCCTATTGTCCAGCGTTTGCCCGCAGCGGGCGAGGCGCAGGGCCTCTTGCCAAGCGAAGAGATCAATGTCACTGCTAATCGGCAACCGGAACTAAAAGCATATGTCCCCGACACGCTTATAGGGGCTGTCTACGACGCGCTTTCTTCTGGCATTGCAACTGTATCTGGTTTGATTCCAGGTTTAGATGAACGCGGCAATTTTACATATCAAGACGAACGCGACGCCGCTCTGTACGGCGATAAGGTAGTTTCAAATATTGAAAGCTTGCTCGGCCTTGAGGCTTTGTCGCGCAGTTTCCAAAACATTCCGACAGGTCGCGCAACAGCTAGTGACTACGCTACGGTTGGCCTCAACATAGCACCATTTGCAGCGCGTCCACTTGCAGCCGGGTTTAGTCGTGCCGCGCCAGAACTTAGCGCGCTTATCAGCCGTTTTGCTACTGGCCCTGGCGCGGTTGCCGATGAATTAGCGGCAGTGGTTCCAGAGACTGCACTCTCCCCAAAGATGGCAGCAGTTGCCGCGCCTGTTGCTCCGGCCCCTGTTGCGCCAAGATCAATAGCAAAGCCTGTTGATTTACCGGAAGCCCCCGTGGCTACAGCAGCAATCCCTGAAGCTGCGGTAGCACCGACACCTACACCAATCCCTGGCGCGGCCATCACACCTGAGCGCCTAGCCGAAATGCGCACGAGCGCCGAAGACGTTCTTCAAGGCATGGCCGCTGGCACGCCGGACGCACCAATACCTGAGCGTATTGGCACGATGAAGACAACAAACTTTGAAACGCCGGACGAAACAAAACGCTTCTTGGCTGACATTGCAGACGCCAACAAGAACTTTCCTGAAGCCAGACGCGGCACGATGACAATTGAGCAGATCAATGACCTGTCGAAGGACGTTGATCTTGAAACCATACTTGGTCGTAAAGTCGGTATGCCGTTGAACGCCGAGCAAATTCAGGCGGCTAAGAATGTTCTGTATCAAAACACAGACGATGTAGTTGCAAAAGCAAAAGCATGGGTGGCGTCTGGTGGTCGTGATCCTGCCTTGTTGCAAGAGGCGACGGACGGACTTGTATCCAACACCGCGTTTTTAGAAACACTTCAAGGCGCAAGTTCGGAACTTGGTCGGGCTATGCGCGTTCTTCGGGAACGCCCTAGCGTTGACTTGACCCTAGCAATGAAGCAGCTTCTCGAACGAAAAGCTGACGGCGTTCCTATCGAAGATATTATGCAGCGTCTTGCGACGTTTGATGACCCCGCCAAGGCGGCTGAGTTTGTTAGCGCGCTGAATAAACCTAAGTTCAAAGAAAAAGTTGAAGAGTATTTTGTTAACTCGCTACTCTCCGGTCCGTCTACGCATATCTACAACCTTGCATCAAACTTGGGTGTTGCGATTACCGCTCCGTTTGAGAAGTACGCAGAGGCGGGGATTGGCGCAATTCTCCGTACACCAAACCGTGTATCAGTACGGGAAGTGAACGCTCGCGTAGCCGGTATGCTTCAGGGTGCGAAGGACGGCGTTGAACTTGCTAAGCGGGCGTTTGTTACGGAAGAGGCTCAGACCGGAAAGCAAGTGGTCGAAGCAAATCGTAAGGCTATCGAGGGACGACTTGGTAGAGTTGTTCGTTTGCCTAACCGTTTTCTTTCCGCGCAAGATGAGTTGTTCAAGTCCATGCACTATCGCGGCGAGGTTGCTGCGCAAGCGTACACGCGTGCATCAAAAGAGAGCGCCGGAAAAACGGATGAGTTTGCTGCGCTATATAACAAGTATCTTAATAACCCTACTGATGACATTAAAAAAGCCGCAGTGCGCGAAGCGGATTACCGTGTTTTTCAATCTGAACTAGGTCGGTTTGGTAAGTGGGTGCAAGAAGGTTCATCTACCTTTTTACCTTTGCGCATTTTACAGCCGTTTGTGCGTACTCCATTTAACCTAATTAAATATTCCGCCGAGCGTGGACCGTTGGCTCCGCTGTCAAATCGTTGGCGTATGCAGCTTAAAGGCACACCGCGTGAACGCAACGAGGCGCTGGCACAACTCACGGTTGGGTCAAGTGTTCTGGGGTCCGCATCCCTTTTGGCGATGAATGGTATGATGACTGGCGCAGGGCCTGCTGATCCGGAAGAACGCGCCGCGTTGATGGCTACCGGCTGGCAGCCGTATAGCTTTAAGTTCAATGATGTTTATATTCCATATCAGCGGTTTGATCCGTTCTCAACGCCGCTTGGGGTAATAGCCGACATGTTTACAGCGTCGGACTACATGACTGACAAAGAGATTTTGGATGTTGGTTCAACACTATTGTTTTCTGTGGCGTCTAACCTTGCTGAAAAAACATATCTCCAAGGTATCACAAATTTTGTAGACAGCGTATTGAGCGAAGGCCGGTCGGTAGACAAAGCTAAAAAGTTCTTAACGGATACGGCTCTTGGTTTTGTACCCAATGTCATTCGGCAAACATCGGTCGCCATTGACCCGTCCATGCGTGAAGCCACAACGCTTGTTAAGAAAGCCCAAGATCGCATTCCGTATATTCGCGGTAACGACATTCGCATTATGGGTACGAGCTTTAACCTCGAAGCAGTTCCAGAACGTCTTGATATATGGGGCGACCCGATTGTCCGTGCACCGTCTATGACTGTTGCGGGCAAGCCGCTTATCGACCAATTCGGGGCGGCGACATTTAACCTTCTGTCCCCAGTAAAGCCGACCCGTGAAACAACAGACCCTGTTAAAAAAGAAGTAGCTCGTTTGGGGCTTGGCCTCGAACGCCCCAAAAAGGAGGTTAACCTGTCCGTCAATATTGAGGGGCAACAGAAGCCGCTTAAATTTAAAATTGAACTTACAGATCGTGAACGCCGCCAGTTTACGCTTGCGTCTGGTATCATGGCTAAAGCCCTTGTCGAGCAGGACATCACATCCCAGGAGTGGCCACAACTCAATGACGATGAACGGCGGAAACGTATTAAAGACCGGATGTCGTCCTCACGAGAAGCGTTCCGAGGAGCCATCGCTTCGCGTGCTATGGCAAGATATATGTCCGAGAACGAAGACCTTCCTCCAATCGTCCCATAGGTGAAGTAATGGCCAAGAAGACTAGCGTTAAGGATATGTCATGGCGACCACAGCCAAAGTCAAAGCGTCGCCACAAACCCGACGGGCTTCGCCATCGTAAGTCTTTGGGGCCACGCAGTAACTTGCGAACTAGCTTCTAATACTGTACAGAATGCCCATGAAGTTCATGGGTATTGATCCAGGCGCGTTCGGGGCTGTTGCTATTCTGGATAAGGATAGTCGGGAACTTGTCATCATCGACATGCCTACTCTTAAAGTCAAACGTGGGCCGCGTGTCGTCAATCAGGTTGACGCACACATGCTGGCGGATAGCCTGCGGCCACATGTAACCGGTGAGATCAAAGCCCTTATCGAGAAGGTTCACGCCATGCCAGGGCAAGGTGTGTCCTCGATGTTTAGCTTTGGCCGTGCCGCTGGTATCGTCGAAGGTGTCCTTGCTGGCCTGTCTGTACCTTTTGAGTTGATACCGCCTGCGACTTGGATTAAGTCTATGCGCACGTTCGGAGGGAAGGACGGTAGTCGGCAGCGGGCGCAAGAGTTGTTCCCCGATTACGCCCACCTCTTTGCACGCAAGAAGGACGACGGACGGGCAGAGGCTGCGCTTCTTGCTTGTTACGCGGGAGAGAGAAAAGATGAACCACCTATTCGATTACCAAAAAGTCGGCGCAGACTTTCTTTGTAAGAACCCCGCCGCATTCCTTGCGGATGAGCAGGGCCTTGGCAAAACACTTCAAGTTATAGCGGCGTGTGATACACTCGGTCTGACGAAGATCGTTGTCGTTTGTCCCGCCATCGCCAAGATTAACTGGCGTCGTGAGTTCGACAAGTGGGGTACGGTCGAGCGCGAAGTTAAGGTGTTCAGCTACGATAAGATCACGCAATCGAAGGAGGTTCGCAATGAAATCGCAAAGTTTGAACCAGAGGTCATCGTCATTGACGAAGCGCATTATCTCAAGAATAGGACTGCTAAGCGTACAAAGTATCTATACGGTCAGTACTGTCGCGGCGATGGTCTTATTCGTTTCGCTGATCGTGTTTGGCTTCTTAGCGGTACTCCCATTCCTAATAACGTCAGCGATTTTTGGACACATCTTAAATCAATATGGAAGTACCCACTAAACTTCACCGAGTTTACGACCTACTTCTGCAAGACATGGTGTGGCTCATTTGGGCTACAAATTCTCGGCAACAAGACCGAGCGCATGGATGAGTTCAAGACCGTGCTAAAGGCAATCATGCTGCGCCGCAAGGGCGAGGTGGTACTAAAAGATTTACCTCCAATATGGTGGCAAGATGTACCTGTCGAGATCGCTAACTGGAGCGACCGCAAGCACATCGACGATCCACGCCAAGCTGAAGCTGTCGATATGATCCTCGCGCATTCGCTGACGAACCAAGACTTGTCGTCAGAGATAGAGAGCCTTGCCCCTCACATCGCGTCACTGCGCCGCTTAACTGGTACGGCCAAGGCAGCGCCCATTGCCACACAGATAGCTGGCGAGTTGGCTGATGACGCCTACGACAAGATCGTAATCTTTGCCTACCACACCGACGCAATCCAGACGCTGTATGATAGACTGAAAGACTTTAATCCGGTGGTAGTTGCAGGCGGTATGGCAACAGCCGACCGTCAAGCGGCGATTGATAACTTCCAAGACGACCCAAAGGTGCGCGTCTTCATCGGCCAGATCACGGCCTGTTCGACCGCCATCACATTGACGGCTGCGAATCAGGTGGCGTTTGTGGAGATGGATTGGGTTCCCGCAGTGAACGCGCAAGCGGCTAAGCGTTGCCACCGTATCGGCCAGACAAAGCCTGTCATCGTGCGGACGTTTGGCCTTGTCAATTCTGTCGATGAGATTGTGGCTAAGACACTGGCCAAGAAAGCCCAGATGATTTCTGAGGCATTAGATTAAGAAGGGCCGAGGTGACTTCCAACTCCTCGGCCCTTCCCTTCACTTAGAGCAAATCGTCAAGGTCCGAGATGTCTGCGGACGGACGCTCCGTTGCAGTGAACTCATCCGAAGCTGACAGTCGGCCATCCATACGGGGGCCGTCACCAACCTTCTGAATATTGCCCAGTGAAAAAGAAACACCGCTGTTTCCATTTACGCTGTACGCATAGGCGCGCAGCGAGGCGCGCACCTTGGCCCCTGGATAAATATCCTTGGGGTCGGTGATTGGAGCAGGCTTGCCGTTCTCGCCAGCAAACTTGCTGACTACACCAGGGGC